GTTTCTTGGTTGACCGGTCCAGGTCCGACCCGGATTACTTCTGGGCGTCGATCCTTGGTTGCTCCACCGTTTACGATAAACAACTCGACATGGCGAGGGCGGTCAGGGATCATAATCGCGTCGCGGTCGTCGGCGCCAACGGGACCGGCAAAGACTGGCAATCGGCAAGGCTGATGCTCTGGTGGATGGCTACCCGTTATCCCGCCATCACCGTCGTCCTCGGCCCGACCCATAGGCAGGTGAGCGACATCGTGTGGAAGGAAGCCAGGTCGGCATATCTCACGGCAAGGGCGCCGCTGGGCGGTCAGATGTACCGGACGGCTCGGTGGGAGTTGGACGACCGCCACTACGCGGTCGGCTTCGCCACCGACAACGAGTACAACATCCAGGGCTTTCACTCTCCGAACCTCCTGGTCATCCTGACCGAGGCCCACAACATCGAGCAATCCCATATCGATGCAGTAAAGAGACTGAATCCCGCCCGGATGTTATTGACAGGAAATGCCTTCGCCAGCTCCGGGGAGTTCTATGACGCGTTCCACGGTGGGAGTGATCTTTACCATACCATCGAGATCGCGGCGGCTGACACTCCAAACATCCAGCAAGGCCGGGAGATAATCCCCGGCATGGTGACCACCGAGCAAGTGGAGGAGCGGCGCCGGGAATGGGGAGAAGGTTCTGCCTTATACATCGCCTCGGTCCTGGGCCGGTTCCCGGATAATCTGGAAGACGCCATCGTTCCGCGGTCTTTGCTGATGGAAGCGGTTGAACGAGAACTTGAACCAGAAGGTGAAGCGACCCTGGCTTGTGACGTTGCCAGATTCGGCGCCGACAAGACGGTGGTTTACAGAAGGCAAGGGAACGTTTGCCGGCTGGTCTGGAAATCCCAAGGACGTGATACCCAACAGGTCGCCGGACATCTTAAGGCGATGGCCGAGGACGACCCGGACGTTACCGCGATCATCGTTGACGACACCGGAGTCGGCGGCGGCGTAACCGATAGGCTGAACGAGGAAGGGGTAGCCGGCGGACGGGTCCGGATCACGGCGTTCAACGGTGGGGAGAAGGCGAGAAGGTCCGACCGATACGTCAACGCCATCGCGGAAGCGTGGTTGGAGTTGGGGCAGGTCTTTCGGGATGGGATGATCGACATCGATGACAATCCCGCGGTGATCGCTCAACTCTCGGCCAGGAGATACACCGTCCAGGGCGACCGGCGGATCAAGCTGGAAAGCAAAGACGACTTCAAGAAACGGGCCAGCGGAAGCCCGGACGACGCGGATGCTTTAGCCATGTGCTATGCGGCGCCAGGACCGGGGGTTGGAGTCTGGTGATGGAGGAGTCCATGACATCTGAAGACAGACCACCGGAACCTGTCCTCCATGAGGGGCCAAGGACGCCGCAGGAATATTTCACCGAGGGCCGGGAATGGCTGGAGGTGGCGGAATGGGAAACCATTGAGCATGGGAGACACGACCGCTCGTCCAATCTTGCGCTCCTGGCGATCGCGTCCATGCTCCTGGGTTTATGCGCCCAGTTCATTCGGGAGAAAGAGGACGATTGACCAAGGAACTCCGTTGTTCTCTTTGCGGGAAACTCCTGGCGGAGAAGGCCGAGCGGGGGACGGTGATCACTTGCGGCCGATGCAAGACGCGGAACGTCCAGCGATGAGTCCGGTCAAATGGGCCAGGAAGGGCGCGATGGAATTCCCCGGCGTGACATTTACCGCGGTCACCGATCGCCGGCGGCTGTCCTTCCGCTACGAAGACGGGACGCTCCACCGGGAAGAGAGGATCGCGCCGGTTGACCACCGGGGATACGCGGCTTGATCTGCGACATATGCGGGACGGTTATGCTGGAGAGGAATTGCAAGATCCGCTGTCCGAACTGTGGCTATACCAGGGATTGTTCCGACCCGTGATTGATTTCCAACCCTCATTGTGCTAGATTTAGAAATAGTGACCTCATCCGGCACGTGTCCGAGGCGAAAGCCCGAAGCCGGTGGAGGTCATTTTGCCTTTCTGGGACTTCCTACGGAAACAAGAGAACGACGTGGCCGTCGCCGTTCCGCTCAACTTCGATGTCGGACAGGCAACCTACCCTGACGCATCGTTTGAATCTTTCGCCTCGGAAGGCTACGGCAAGTCCGAGATAGTCCACGCTTGCATCCGCGAACTGGCGGTCAGCGCGGCGACTCCCCGGTATTACGTCCAGGCTCCGGCTACTGATGGCGGCGCCGTCGAAGTAACCTCCGGGCTCCTTTACGACCTAACCACCGAGCCCAATCCAAACTCCGATTGGTATAGCTTCATAGAATCTTTGGTCACTTTTTTGATGGTGGCCGGGAATAGTTACGTTTTGAAAGAGCGGTCGAGGTCCGGAAAGGTCATGGCCCTCTATCATCTCCGGCCCGACAGGGTTCGAATCATCGGCGGGGACCACGGCGCGGCTGGGTATATCTACTCGGTCAGCGGGACCGATTACTCTCTCCCGGTGGAAGATGTTTGTCATCTGGCTTTACCGAATCCCGGCGGCGATCTCTATGGACTGTCGCCTCTCCAGGTCTTGGCCCGGAATGTTAACCTCGACTTGAATATGACTGATTTCGCGAAGGTGTATTTTCAGAACGCCGGCGTCCCATCCGGCCTCCTCAAGCTGAAGCGCCGACTAAACACCCAGGAAGAAGCCTCGGTTATCCGGTCCCGCTGGCGTTCCCAGTTCGGCGGGAGGAATAACTTCCACCGAATCGCCATCCTCGACGAAGACGCGGATTATGTCCCGATGGCTAACAATCCCAAGGACATGGCTTTGCCAGAACTCCACGATCTCACCGAGTCACGGATCTGCGCGGTCTTCGGCGTCCCGGCCATCCTGGTCGGCGCCAATGTCGGACTGCAACGCTCGACCTATTCCAACTATCGGGAAGCGAGGATGGCGTTCCATTCGGAGACATTGGAGCCGATGGTAAGCCGGATCCTCCGGCATTTCAATCGGAACATGTTCTCTGAATATCCGGGGAACGAGATGCTAACGGTGGACTGGGCTCAGATGAGATCCGGACTTGATGACCGGGAAGCCATGACGACCAGGGTGACCGGCCTATTTGCCGGCGGGATCCTGACCTTGAACGAAGCCCGTGAGCAACTCGGACTTGAGGCGGTCAGTGACGGCGCGATCCGGAGGATACCGGCGGCCATCTTTGAGGTGGCCGAAGGAACACCGGCACCGGTTGCGGTCGGAGCGGCTCCTGTGGAGGAGTCAATGTCGGTCGGAACGCTCAAGGAATGGTATGCCATCCCGGAATTGAAAGCGCCGAGGGTCGCGCCACGGGCCGGAATATTGCGCCGCCAACTCCTGGAGGACCGGGAGGTGGAGACCGACGAGATGGCGAAGGCGGTCCAGCGTTATTTCCGCGGACTACGCAACCGGATTGACGGCATCCTGGGCCGGTGGATGGAACGTACCAGTTCAGACGCGAAGGAATTCCCGCCGGGCTTTGATCCGTCCATGTTGGACTTACCGGACGGGATACCCGAACTCCAGGCCATCGTAGAACGGGCGATGCTCCGCATGAGCAAGAAGACGGTGGACGCCATAAACGCCACCGGCCTCGCCGGGACGTTGGAATGGACGGAACAACTGCCCTTTGTCCAATCGGTCCTGGTTCAGGCGCCGACCAGGGCGACGATGATCCACTCGACCACTAACCGGGCCATCAGTCGAGCGGTGGCCATCGCCCTTGACAATGGCTATTCCATCTCGCAATTGGCGCGAGGCGTCCCGGCGGCCGACCCTCCATTCCCCGGCTTGCGGTCCATCCTGACCGAGACGGATAACCGGGCCAGGCTCATTGCCCGAACCGAGATAATGAGAAGTCAAAATCTAACATCGGTCGGTTTCTTCAGCGAGCAGGGCTTTAAATATCTCCGCGCCGACGATATAGACGGCGACCCGGACGATACCTATGTGGACCCAGGCGACCCATACGGGCGGACATGCGCCGAGCGTCACGGTCAGATTTACACGGTGGAGGACGCCGCCAATATCGATGACCATCCCAACGGGACTTTGAATTGGCAACCGATGCCCCGGAGCTACAAGCCGGAGGAGACCGTATGATAAATAAATTCTATATCTCGGACGCCAAAGTCCTGGACGACCGCCAGGGAATCGTGGAGGCATACGTCAACACGATGGGCATTCGTGACGCGGACGGCGACATCATCGACCCAGGCGCGTTTGACGCCAGCATCCGGTCGAACCTCCCCATCCCGGTCCTGGCCGGCCACGACCCAAGCAAACTTGTGGGTAAAGTGGTTTTCGCCCAGCCTGAAAAGACCGGCGTCGGGGACGAGCATCGGTTGTATGCCCGGATACAAATGAACCTCGACACCATCTCCGGCCAGGAGGCCTACTCCAACATCGCCGGTGAGTTCATTCGGGAATGGTCGGTCGGCTTCAACCTCCCGGCCGGCGATGCGGTGGTTTATGACCGCGCCGGCAAGGAGACAGTGAGGCGGATCCTTGACCTGGACTGGGTGGAAGTGTCCGCGGTCATCCGGGGAGCGTCGCCGTCCACGTCAACCATCGCGGCCAAGAATCTCAAGGCGCCGAATACCTACTCTACCAGGGAAGAGGCCGAAGCCAGAGCCGCCGAACTTGGATGCTCTGGTTCTCATTCCATGATGGTCGAAGGCGAGGATGTCTTTATGCCTTGCCGGACCCACGCCCGTTATGAGGCGGTGACGTCTGCATACTCGGCCGATAAAGAGATCAAACCATATCCGAACTTCCACGCTTGTCGGATCAAGGAGCCGGACAACTTCGACACGTTCCGGACATCCTCCGAAACCATCGAGGACGGGGACTTCGACGGCAAGTCCATCGAGATACTTTTCGGACGCCATACGGAGTCCGGAGATTGGTCACTAACGTCTTACCGGATGCCGGTCGAGGAATGGTCAGAGGCCGAGGCAAAGGCTTTCTGCCAGGAACATGACGGCATCTTGTTTGAGCCAGCGGACGAGTCCATGTCGGACGATCCAGTTGGCGCCGCCTCTGACACGGTCACCATGACCGCCTCGGACACGGCCAGCCATCGGTTACGCCTTGCCAGGATGCGCCTTGAATTGCAAACAAACCGATAAGGAGACACTGAATTGGATACGAAAGAACTGAGGAATCAAGCCGGCGCTCTGCTTGACCAGGCCCAGACGGCCATGGATCAAGGCGAGATGGACACCTTCCGCCGATTGGTTGACGAGGCCCAGGTCACCATGACCAAAGCCGACGAGATCGACGCCGCCGCCTCCCAGGTGCGGAAGCTCCGCGGGGAGTTCAACCAACCATTGAACGCAATCCCGGTGACATCCAGCGATGTCGCGGTATACAACGCGATGGACACCACGGCCAGGATCAAGAGCGATTATAAACCAGCGTCCTGGATGAAAGGTCTACCAGCGATGGCACAGCCTGAGTGGGTTCTGGATTTGTGCGGGGACAACATCAAGGACCAGGCCCAGTTTATGACCGACACCTTCGTGAAGTGGATGCGGTCCCCGTCTGACAATGTGTTTTGGAAGACGGCCAGCCCGGACGAAGTCAAAGCCATGCAAGAAGACACGGATAAACTTTTGTGTCCCGTTAACTAGCGATAGTTAAATGAAAATCGGGTGAATTGCGGGAACGCTAAACCGGAAGGCAAGCCGATCCGCAGCCAAGCCTCGTAAACGGCGATTGGTAACGAGGAAGGTTCAGAGACTAGGGAATGAGCAGCCGACGCAATAAGTCCCATAAGCGCCCGACAACTCCCAGGAGTTGATGAGATAGTCCGACCTCATGGGAAACCATGAGAGGCCACCAGAAATGAGTGGTCCCCTGGAATAGCCAGGAGTAACAAATTGGCAGAAGGTGGCTTCTTTGTACCGGAACAATTTATCAACCAGGTCGTGAGAGACCCGGGAGTCCCAGGCTCCCAGCTTCGGCCCCTTTGCACCGTCATCCGGGTCTCGTCCAAGGACGGTTACGTCCCGACGATGGGGAGCGCGACCTGGGCAGCGATTGCCGAGGAAGCCACATACAGCGACCAAACTCCGACCGTGGGACAGG